GTTAACGCTGTATCTGCATCAATTTGATTTAATTCATTTGCCTTCCTTTCTATGTAATCACTTACATCATCACCCCCCGACATTATTATATTTGCTAAGTGTGTGCCTTCTTCCTGTGCTAAACAGGCTAATACCCTCATATACCCATTATATGTAATTTGTGCGAGTTGATCTTTTTCATCATCGCTTAATTTACTTACATAAATATCTTCATCCCCTAATTTATCCTTTATTGATGTTACATATTGATTTATGTGCCGGTAGGCTTCTGCACATTCTAAACCCTGCCATGCTTTTAGTTCTGATGACCCGGTCGTTAAAGCAGTTCTAAAGTATTCTGGGACATTGTACTTTTTGCCGTTCAATTCAAATGTACTTATTTTCTTACTCGCATAATCCTCAACGGCAAAAATATTTGAAATATAATCGAATAGCAAGTATAACGTAATGTCAACTTCCTCCCACGTTCCTTTAGCATCTAATCCTTTGGCGATTTTATTTGTAATATCATTTAAGTTACCGACTTTCAAGCCTAAAAGTTCCTTTGGATCGACATCAAGTACAAATGAAAGAAATCGAACAATATCATTTAATTGTGCTCCAGAATAATTTGTTTTTGTTTCGTCGAATCGCTCGCAAATACTAATGTACTCTATGTTTGCACTGACATACTTTGAGAATGGTATTTCTTTTGCCGATTCCGGTATGTTTAATAATACATTAATTCCATTTGGCGTTGTAAGTGTTGCTATTATCATTTTTTTGGTTTACGTCCCCTTGTTTCTTTTTTTATTTCCTGCTCAGGGTCTTCATATTCCACTTCAAGAATGCCTTCATCTTCTTCAATTTCTTTTTGTGGTTTACGTGCGTAAGGGTTATAATCAGGGTCGCTCAATCTTTTAAAGTCTAAAGGACGATAAGATTTGTTTTCTTTATTTTTTAGTTCAGTCGTGTTAATCTTCTTTTTTGTTTCTGCAACTGCACTCCTTATTTTTTCTGAATTCCTAAAGTCGTTATTAATTACAACATCAATTAATTTTTGCAATTTAATGAGGTCGGAATAAGAGGTAATGTCATTAATCTCCTCGATTAGAGCTTTTGTTATTTTTTCCATTATTAATTATTTTTCTCAAAGGTACATACTTTTAATATATTTCAGTTCTTCTTGTCCCACGATCTGAATTTGCAAGATAATAATTTAGTGCCATCGTTATACAATCGACTGATTCGTCGTGCATCTGTGGGGATGGAAAACTTGTTAATTCATTTATGAATGCCTCATTCCAATCCCCCCTTACCAACTTCACTTTACCGGCTTGAAAGTAAGCTTCAAACGACCGGAGCCTATCCTCCTTCTTTCCTTTCACATTATATAAAAACACATTCATTTTATTTTTGAACTTTCTTTTCAATTCTGTGTTAATACTTATGCCGGAGGCTTTGTTCTCTATAATCACCTTACTTCTTATATCTCCTTTTTCATTATATGTATTTTCTATTGTGTTTACACATTCATATAACTCCAAGTACTTTGCCCAATAATCATAAACAATTAAATCCCCATCGATTATCGTTGCAGTTAACATCCCGGTAGGATCGTTCTTCGTATCAGCTGTATATGCCGTGTCAAGGAAGTAATTGAAAACTAAAGATTTTTTTAAGAAGTAATCTGTTTTTTCTATAATCGTTAACCATTCTGTTTTAATAATATTACCGCCAAATGGTACCGGGGATTGCCCGAACTGCCCGGCGTATTCGGTCAATCCTAAATCACGCTTTGCATCCCCTAAGATTTTGGGGGACAACCGGATCGGATCGAGTAATCCATCCTGATAGATATTTAGGTATTCAGTCGGCTTAACTTGATAATCATTTGTTGCGGGTAAAACAATATGTCTAATATCTTCACCTCTCTTTTCAATCAAATAGGCCGTAGGGTCTTGTATCCCTAAACGTTGCATTATTAATATTAACGGTGTAACGGCTTTATCAACCTTACGAGTTGGTAATGTGCGAGCGAAGAACTTTGTTGTTATATTGGTAATTGCGCTCCGGCTATCAATATCTTTTGGGTTTATAGGGTCATCGACCCCCAATATATCAAAGTGCTTTGACGTAATTGTCCCGTTAACGGAAGAGGCATAAAATTCACCGTTTTTTGTTGTCTTTAAATTATGCTTGTTGTTAACATCTTTTCTTATCTCTACCCATCCAAATAAATTCTTGTATTTATCTGAATTAAGTATCAACTTTACTTTGTCCGCTATGCTTATAACTGCATCGTCCGAAAAACTTGTAATAAGAATCCTGATTGACGGCATGTTTGCGAATGCCCAGCAAGTTGCCATAATAGAACATATTGTTGTCTTACTCGTTCCGGGCGGTATATTTATTATAAGGTCGTGTTCTTTGTGTCTCCGTTCAAATACTAATTTGTAAACTCTTTCTATCTCATTACACATTATTGACATGTGTTCAGACCAGACAAGCTCATTTTCTATTATTACGTCCCAAAATGTAATAGTAAACCGTTCAAGTGAAATAAGGCATTGTCTTTGCCTTATTTGTCTTTCAATATCATCTCTACGTTGTATTGCCTCCACCATTTAGCCTCCTTTCCATTTCATCCAGTTCTGCTAATGTTATGTAAGTAACATCCGGTTTTACTTCCTCTACCCTTATTGTTGTAGCCTCATATTCGCCCAATCGTTTTGCCAATTCTTTACGTAAGTCGTTGATGGTGTTTTGGACGAGCAGGACAATTTGAATCGGTAGATTTTCCGTTGCTGATACCTTTTGCCCGAGAATGAAACTTACCTTTTTATCTCCTGCAAGGATGCTTTGATAATGCTCAATTTCTTCTTGTATTTCGAGGTCTCTTTCAAATTTCGATTTTAAGCCTTTTTGAGCCACTTTCTTAGCTTCGGCTAACCGCACCATCTCAATTTCTTTTTGCTGTCGTTCAAGCTCGTCTTGGTACTGTTCTTTAGCTATTTTCAAATGTGCATATACTGTAGCTTCGTGGATGTCGTATTTACTTGCAATTTCTCGTGTTATATCCGTAGTAGCATATCCTTTCCTCAACAGCTTTAAAATCTGCTTAACGGATTCAGTTTTTGATATGCGTTTTTTTTGTTTCATAATAATTAGAGCGGCAGGGTGGTATCGCACCCCTTCTCTTGACTGGAATGCCAAGCGCATTACTTTTATGCTTCTGCCGCATTTTCTCGCCTTTCGGCTAATGTTATTTTTTCCCCTTTATACATTCCCGCCCCCATTTCATCAATTTTACTAAATGGTAGAATTGGAACATTAATCTCGCATTTTTTATCTATTAAATATATATATTTTAATTGATTTCCTATTAAAGGCTTGCCTTTTAACACTTCAATCATATATTTTTTAGCATTGCCATAACCACTGTCTAACATTTTCTTTCTTAATGCCCCGTGTTGTCCGCCTTGTAAACCCATTAAATGTAAAGTATCTCCGTTAGGTAATTCATAAAGTTGTTTACTATCATTTATATTAGTTAGATAAAACCCGCTTGCCCTATAAATCGTACCGTCACCGCATTGAGTTGCATCCGCAAAACTCATCACCCATTTTATATGTGGCGCATTTTTTTTAATTAATAGTAAACATATTTTTATAAACCTACTTTCTGTATTTTTAGGTGTATCATCAATACATACCAGTCTATTTAATTCTAAAAAATCATTCCATTTAGTATCTTTGACAATATGTAAATGCAAATATTTATTAATTGGTCGCCCCCACTGTGCAACTCCAATTAACTTGTTGTCTAAAAAAGCACCAAAATATATTAAACCTGTTGCAGCTACCTTACCACTATAATGGTTTTTCTTTACAAACTCATTAGCAATCTTTGCTGGTATAACCTTTACTAATATTTCCTTTGCTCTGCCCATTGCATTACGATTAAATAAAGTGCGTTACCGTTTGAGTTTTCATTACCCATTGTTTCAGCGTATTTATACTCTTCCGTTTGTTTTATATCCGCTATTGCGTTTTTAATTTGTTCCGCCTGTTCATCTGCTAACGTGAATGTCATTTGTTGGAATGGTGGCTTATCTCCATCGGGCAAATTGAAGTCCTCCCCGAAATCATCAGCGCTAAAACCACCCATGATATTAACGGCTTCCAAATCCTTCACCTCAACATTTTCAACCTCCAACCAATTAATCAAAACTTCGTTATCAAATTGGTTGTGTTTCTGATTAAAAACCTCGACGAGAATCTTTACTGCTTCTTTTCTATCATTTGCTTCGATTTCAAATGCTTTCAATTTATCCGGTACGTCTTCTCCTTCATGTTTTAGTTCCTTTAATGCTTTTACTCTGGTATGTCCATCGACACAATAAATTACATTATCGTCTTTCCATACAGCGAATGGTAAGCTAAAGCCATGATTTTTTAATGATTTCTTTAGGGCATTGATATTGGTATTTATTTTAACGTCATCCGGTTGAATGGGTTTTATTTTTTCCCATTCCACATTAATTATCCCTTTAATTCTATCTATCATAACTTAGAATGGCAATTCATCACCTACAAAAATTGTGTCATTAACTTCTTCTTTTGGTTCATTTTTAGGGATTACTCCGTCGCCCCAAAAAACACGCCCATTGCCGACATAGAATTTCTTTTTTTCTGCTTCCCTTTCTTCTTTTGATTGTGCTACCCATGCCGACACATTTTGGTTGTAGTCGTTATTTTTGTCTGACGTTGAGATTGTCAATTCAACGCCTTTAGAACCTTTTTTTTGGATGGTATCGTAAAGTGTCTTTAATACATCTGCTTTAATGTACAATGTTGCTAAATTATTCATATCATTTTTTTGACAAAGTTATAATTATTTTTTTAAATTCATCGAATGTTCTAATAACAAAGTATTTGTAACCTAAGTTAGTAACTCTTTTTTCAAAATCTTTTTGTGCCGGAGATTGTTTTCCAATATCAGTTTTAAATTCGACAAATATCAAATCCTTTGTTGGCAAAATTATAACTGTATCAGATACACCTGATAATAATCCAGTGGCTTTTGATAACATTGTGGGAAGTGCATTATTTGTCCCGAGCTCATTTGGTATTGAAAACATTAAGCCTCTTTTTTCATTATTTTTTAGGCAATAATTATTGTTATACCAAATGTAACATTCCGATTGTAATTTACTTTCCTGCTTTTTCAATTTGTACTTTTTTTAGTGCATTGTAAAAAAAATCTTTATTCCACTGTGTTTTTGCTTTGCCAATTATTTTACACCATTCTTCAAAAAAAGGTTGAGCGAGTGTTAACAATGCCTCATCATCTACAATATCAGCATGTTTTTTTTGATAATTGATTAAGTGTTCCGCTATCTTGAATGGGTAGGCATAAACATTCCACCCCCTCAATTTTCCGATATTAATCAACGCATTCACATTTATTTTTAACGGAGATTCTTCAGAAAGCTTTATCAAATTTTCTTGACGTCTTTCAGCTGCTGTTTTTACAGGGAAAACATGAGCGCACGATGGACAAACTTTGGCACTTATATGAGTGATAAACCCACATTGCGGACATGTCTTAACAGGAGCGACGCCATCTACATCGGATTTTTTCTCGGAGTGGTTAAAATAATAAGTCCAGTCAACATGTTGCGAAAACAATCCATGTTCTTGGGCATTATTGCCCAAGTCGAGGATAATGAATTTTTCTTTATTTTCTGCTATCCGTGAACCTCGCCCAATCATCTGATAGTAAAGTGCTAAACTTTTTGTTGCACGATTTAAAATTATTGCCTCAACATCAGGACAATCAAAACCTGTAGTCAAAATACCGACATTATTCATTATTCCATGTTCATCATTTATAAATTTATCAATATTATTGTCTCGGTCCTCTTTTGACATCAACGAATCTACATAATAAGAATTTAATCCTTCATTAACGAATGCCTCATGTACCTTTGTGTTATGTTCTATTGAAGTATTGAATATCATTGTTTTTTTTCCTGCTATATGTTTCCAATACTTATCTATTACAGTATCTATCATTCCGGATTTTTCATAAAATTGTGACATCTGCTTAATGTCATAATCCCCAGTTCGTGAGACCTTAAATCCTGCTTTTTTTACGCTTTCTCCCTCAAATGCGTATGTATCGGAGGGGACAAGATAATTATTTTCAATCAAATGTTTTATTGAGGTAGGGATTATTAAATCTTTGTATTTTTCTGATAATTTAATTTCGTTCGAGCTTGTTGGAGTGGCACTAACACCAACAATTTTAATATCTTCATCATCAAAAAAAGGTAATTTATTAAAGTTGCCGATATGAGCTTCATCAATAATTATTAATCCAAATTCGGGTAATTTATCTATCCTTCTATTCACCGTTTCAACCATTCCAACATAATAATCATAATTGTTTGGTATCTTCTTTATCCCTGCCTCAATTTTAAAACATCTTTCTCCTAATGATTCGTATGCTTGTTTTAATAATTCTTTACGATGCACCAATATTAATACTTTTTTTATATCAGTTAAAAAATAGCGTTTTGCAAGTTCACAGAAAACATAAGTTTTTCCGGCACCGGTAGGCATCTGAAGGAGGCATCTATTCCCACCATTATCAAATTCTTTTTCAATTGATTCAATAGCATTGAGTTGATAATCCCTTAACATATTTTCAATTTCAAATTCTTCACCAAATCTATTACAAGAGGGTTCTTA